TCTTGAATTACTTCAAGTAGCTGACTTTTCTTTTGAAAGGGCATTAAGTAATTTTACAATCTCATTTAATTTTTCAGATTGTTCGTTTACTTTATTTTCTAAATTCTGTATTTTATTTAGGATAGATATATCATTAGTATTTACTGTTGTATAAGTTGTTTTTGCGTTTGCAGTTAAATCGTAAGTAGCCATATATCTCCTATTTAATAAGGGGGATAATTAAATCCCCCTTAATTATGTTTTATTATGCGTAAGTCACAACTTGTGCTTCGTTGTCGCCTTGACCGTCACAATCAGCAGTTACAGCAAATACTCTAACTTTAGCATTTATTGCTCCTGTTGCTACAACTAGGTCAATAGTTTCTGCTGAAGCACAGTATCTATAACCTATTGAAGTAGTTCCTTTTGACGAATCGCCAGCTCTAGCTCTAGTTGTTTCTATCCCTGCAGTTGCAGTTGATGCTGATACAAAACAATCAACATCGTCACCATCTCCAAGAGATAAAGTTCCAGAGTTTCCAGCACTGTCAGCTGTTAAGATATCTAGTCCTGCATATAGAACTAATGTATTTGCTGGTAAACTTAATACCTGAAATACATCGTTTGCTGCATTTGTAGTTGAACTAAAATCTACAACTTGACTTATTACTTTTACTGTTGGATAACCAGTTGGATGTCCTGATGTACCCACTCCACTAACTGAATAAGTAGCCATATGTATATCCTCCTATTATCCTATTGTTATAACACCTGAGTAAACTGCATCAGATCTTAGAACTTTTCTTCCAAAAACGTGCAATCCTCTAACGATGTCTGAGAATGAATCAGGGTCTCTAATAAGTTCTGTTTTTGCAATATGGTTTGCAGTAGCAACTGCTGACTGGTGTCCATAAAGTAAAGCATATTCATTAGATCCGCTTGATCCAAAAGTGTGTGATGCTGCTGATCCACTTGAAACCGCAATAGCGTTTGTAGAGTAAAGTCTAAACCCAAATAAAGGTCTGTCTGTTACCATACCATTTCTCATAGAAGATGCAGAACCATCATTCATTACTGATTGGTCCATAATTTTAGCACCTGCTTTTCTCAATTGCTTGTAAAAAGCTGGTGGTGCAACGAACCATCTATTTTCTTCTGGTACATCATTACCATCAAGAACTGTTTTAGCAGCTGATATAACATCTGCTAATGTATCTGTCGCAGCATCTCCATCAATTGGCGAACCATCTGTTCCAGTGTTCGCTGCTGATGTTGAAGCATTGTCATAAATGTTTTTTAAAACATTGTAGTCATAGTTCTTCTTAAGTGAATAAGCACCTGAAGAAGTTGCAAGAGACTCCCAGTTTACATGTGATTGTCTTTCTTCGATGTCATCTACTTTAAACGCAAAGTAAGAACCTTGGTCGACAGTAAGTTGTAACTTATCGTCTGCCAAAGTTTGTGTGTTTACAGTTTGACCTCTAGCGTAGTCGCTCACAGTAATGGAAGGTTCTTTCACGATATTAACCGTGTCGCCAAAATTTTCAATTTCTCCAGCGTAATCAGTGTTAGTAATATCTTCAACAACTGATGCACGTCTGAAAAACTTTTGAACCTTTTGACTATATACTGCTGGTACCCAGTTACCCGAAGGTAAGTTATTGTAACCTGCAGCGTTTGACATAGTAGCCATAGTGTTAGCCTCCGATTATATAGTTATTATTAAGGTTGGATTCTACCTTCTCTTATAGCTTTATCGATTTCTTCTTCGTATTTCTCATACTCACGAACACTCATTTTACTGATCTCAGCATTAGACCAAATCTTTTTAGGTAAAGCACCTTCAGTAGATTCGGCTTTTCTAGTTTTAGATACAGCTTTAGCAGCTTCTTTCTTAATATCTTTTTCCTGTTTATTTGAGTACTTTCCAATTCCTTTATCCATTTTATACAAGTCGATTGCTCTTCCTGCTAATTGTGCATTAGCTTTATTTTCATAAAGCCAATCTTGGATAACTCTATCTTGGTTAGATGCCCATTCATGAAAATCATCTTTTTGACGAATCTCTTGAAAATCAGGATGAAGTTTAAGAAGTTGCACTTCAGCTTTTTCTTGTGCTAGTTGTTCCTGTTGAGCTTGAAGATTTTGATATTTAGTCTCTATCTCTTGTGCTCTAGTATCCGCTTTGTTTATTGCAATAGTTTCCACCATTTGATAAACATCTGGATATTCTTTTTTCCAAGCCTCAAGTTCTTCTTTCGACTTAGGTGGAACAATCTTATTTGCTGATTGTTCTAATTGAGTTCTTAAAGTACGAACTTCATCTTTATGCTTATTGAGTGTAGAATCATAGTGTTTTTTCAAATCGTCATAACGTTTCTTAAAAACACGGTCTTCTGCATTTTCAGGGCGTTCAGTTGAAGGAGTAGCTTTACCATCTGAGCTTGCAATTTCTCCTGATGCTTCAGTGTCCTTTTGAACGGTTGCTGCTTCTGCTTGTTCTCGATTAAACTTTGCTAATTCACCTCTAGCAAATGCTTCAGTTTCAGCATCGTCTTCATCACGATGTTTACTATAAAGTTTTACTTGTGGTTTCTTAAAAAGTTTATCTTTAGGAGCTTCAACTTCATTTGAAGTTGTTGCTTCTGTTTCTTGGTTTTCCATTTTTTCCTCTTAGGTTGAGTGCCTTATGGATAAGGGTAGCTCAGTCCATAATTGTGGGTTGATACTAGGCTAGATCTATACCGTCTATTTGGTCGTAGTCNATACCATCATCAGCATTTTGAGNTACTTCTGGCTCTTGTGGAGACATCATACCTGNTGTAGCTGAAGNTGTATCAAGTGGCACATTATTAGTATCCATCTCGTTTGTACTAGATTCTATAATAAAACTTTGAATATCCTGTGGCAATGAAGTAAAAACCGAAGCTTTTATTGGTACAGTTTCTTCCTCTGTCCCAACTCCTTCAAGCATAGGTGCTATCTCAGGTATTATTTTAGCTAGTACTGTTTTAACAGATGGCGATAAAATTGGGTCTAATACAATCATATCGTCAGCTGTCAAATTTTGTAATCTTTTTATAATTCCTAATTCTCTAGGTGTATTATCTACAGGTTGTGCAGCCATTTGTGTAGGTGCTTCAACATTTTGTTTTGGTTCAATTAAATTACTCATATCAGGTACTTGTAAATTAGCATTAGGATTATTCATCATTCCTGTTGTTGTAACTTGTCCTGTTTGATCTATAGCCATTATTTTTTTCCTAACCAATAACAAATAGGTTCAAATATTTTTCTATATATTCTACCTAATTTATCAGATTTTTTATTTCTCATAATTTGAAACATATCTGCAGTTACATGTCTACCCATATGTTCTAAAATTTTTCTAATTAATGTATTAAATATACCTTCTTTTTTAGCAATACTAACTAAAGGTAAAAATACTTTATGGTATCCTTTTTGATATTCTGGTGAATAATCTTTATGAAATTTTAACCAAATTTTATTTCTAAATGATCCAAATCCATATCTTTGATTCATCATAGTACAAACTATTTTACTTTTACTACCAGACCCATCGCTACCTCCAGTAGCTGCATGCATTTCTGATGGATTCATAGTACTTGCACCTTTTTTAACTGCTTTATCAACTAATCTTTTATTTTTTTCTTTTCTGTGCTCATGTTGTTGTTTTTCAAATTTTTCTTTTCTATCATACAAAGTTGTATTTTTTAATTTGTCTGCATACTTAGTTGGATTAGCTTCCCATTTGGCTAATGTTTTTTCAATTCTATCAATTCTTTTTTGTCCAGCTTGTTCTAAATTACCATAAGCAGAAGTTCTATTCATACCATGATATAAATTATTTGCAGGATCATACTTACCATCATCACCAGTTATTCTTCCTGCCATTGGGCCCTGGTTAGTAGTATAATAACTAAAATATTCTTTATTAAATTTTTGAGTATCTGTGTCTTGCCATGATTTAGGTGTTATTTTATCTAGAACTTTTCCAGTTGCACCAGCTAATAAAGCACCTACAGAAGGTATTTTTTTTAGCATATCATATTTTTTTTCTTTTTCTTTTAAAATTTTATCTTTTTCAGATTGTAAAATATATCCTGTATAATTAACATCTTTAGGATTAGTTACATCATCCTTTACCCATTGATCTCTATAAGTTTGATCAAATGCTTCATTACCCACATTAGCATCTGTCATTTCTCCACGAGCTTTATTGGCTTCATCTACTTTAAATCCCATGACTGTATTTGCA